CAGCTCCAGCAGCAGAGGTAGCACCCGCAGAGGTAGCCCCAGCAGCAGCAGCCCCCACCAGCTTGGATCCGGTAGCACCAGCTGACAACCCGTGGTACACAAGCGTGCCAGACGAGTGGCGTAAAGACCTGGTCGGCGACGACGAGGCTGCGCTTAATACGCTACAGCGCGTCCCAGACATAAAAACACTGGGCAAGAATTATATCGAAGCTCAAGCTGCGCTACGCGCCAAGCAGGATCTGAACACAGCCCTACCCGAGAACCCTACAGACGAGCAGCTCTCTGACTTCCGCGAGAAGAACAATGTGCCCGCTACAGCAGAGGGATACCTCGATGGTCTGAGCGAAGGCTTAGTTCTCAACGACGAGGATAAGGCAGAGCTGGGGCCACTATTCGAGACCCTACACAACGCCAATGTGGACTCCGGTACAGCAGCAGCTCTGGTAGAGCAGCAGCTCGCTATCGAGAACGCACGTGTCGAGAAGGTACAGCAGCAAGATGTGCTCGACGCGCAGCAAAGCACAGAGCTGATGAAGAAGAACTGGGGACCAGACTTCGAAGTAAACAAGAATCTGATCAAAGCCACACTACAGGCGCACCTGCCCGAAGCTGTGATGGATGACTTCCTCAGTGCTCGACTGGCCAACGGCAAGGCGGTCTTCAACGACCCAGGCGTGATGCAAGCCTTCGCAAGCATGGCACGAGTTATTAACCCTGCCGCCACTCTGGTGCCTACCGGCGTTAACGCCGTGCAGACACTAGCGGGACGACAGAAGGAAATCGAGAGCAAGATGGGAACTGATGAGTATTACTCGTCCGGATTGGACAAAGAGTACTTGGCTAACCAGACAGCTCTGGATACCCTAAATAGTAGACAGGGCAGCTAAAGCCCAGCTATACTAGCAGTCACAACTCAAAGTAGACCCCTGCATTGAGTCTCACGGCCCCGAACGGGATCTTAGCGGATCCCTCGGCCAACCCGAACGAGACGATAGAACGGCCAACTCGAACCGATGTTGATAACTTAACTTATTAACTAATCATTTAACGGAGATTTGTCATGGCCGATACAGCCTTTCAAACCATGTACCGTCAAGAGATGATTGCGGGATTCGAGAAGCGTCAATCGCTTGTTCGTAGAACTACTGTTACTCAAGCCGAAGTAAACGGCAATCAGGCAGTATTCCTCGTAGGAGACTCTGGCAGTGCAACTGCAGTTACTCGTGGTGTGGATGGAGATATTCCAACACGTCCGGATAACTTGAATCAAAACACAGCTACGCTTCAAGAGTGGCATGACGTTCCTGAACGTACACGCTTCAATCTTTATGCGTCCCAGGGTGACGGTCGTCGCTTGATGCAACAGACTTGTATGTCTGTGATCAACCGTAAGATCGACGAAGACATCCATACTGCGCTGGCAACAGCTTCAGTAACTTGGGGTTCAGCAGCAGCAGCTACTATGATCCTTATCTCTAAAGCGAAGACCAAACTTGGTAACGCTTTTGCTGATCTGGATGCACCTATCTTTGCTCTGATCACTCCGGCATTCCATGCGTACCTAATGACTTTCAATCAGTTCACTTCTGCTGATTACGTTAGCCAGCCTGGTTTCGACGGAATTCCTAAAGACAAGGCTTTCAGCTGGTACGGCGTGAACTGGATCGTAGATCCTGGCCTTCCAGGTGTAGGTACTGCATCCTCGACTTGTTTCATGTATTCTCAGCATGCAATTGGTCACGCTTGCGATACCGAGAACCTTCAAACTGCAGTAGGCTACGATGACAAGAACGACAAGTCATGGGCTCGCTGTTCAACATTCATGGGCAGTAAACTGCTCCAGAACAGTGGTGTAGTGAAGATGTTACACAACGATTCTGCATACTCATAAGGGAGGCGCGAAACTTAGATGGCATATGATACTGATGTTTCTGCACCTGGCTTAATTGCCCAGAAAAATGGCACAAATGGACGGGCCGTATGGTCTTACGTTTCTGCTGATTCTATCGCCCTAGTCGGGGTCGCTGATTACTTCAGCAATGGCGACGACTTAGGCATGAAGGTTGGCGATCAAGTGATCGTTACCGACAGCGACACTGGCGGCACCGTCGTCACTACGGTCTCTGCAGTCACCTCCGGTGGCGCAGCATCTGTAAGTGGCGGTACGCAAGACGCACCTGACGCGGGCGCAGTGGTAATCACTCCTGGTATCCAGGTTGTGACTCTTACCAACGCGACCCAGATCACTGCAACGATAGCGGAAGCTGCTCTGCACGCTGGGATCTTCTCAGTCAAACAGGCAGGTACTGGTACTGCGGGTCACACTGTTACTCTGACTAGCGGAACATGGGACGGTACTAATAACACCGCGACATTGAACGCGCAGAACGAGCAGCTGGTTGTGTTGTTTGATAATGGCGGCAACGGCACTATCATCGTTAACACTGGCGCAGTTGCCCTAAGCTCAGTTTAATACTGAGTGAGATGTAAACAAAGAGCCCTTGCTGCCCACGAAGCGGCAGGGGCTTTTTTATAACTAAACTAAATTGGAGGACGTAATGTCTGAAACTGAAGAGAAGAAACCAACAAAAACCCCCACCCCTAAAAAAGAACAAGCTCCAGCAATACCGATCAAGCCAGGCGAATTCGGTAGAGCACACCACCAGTACACGACACACAACGCTGTGGTTCCTACTGGGATGGGAAAAGATGATCTAACCAGGTCTGAACTGTGGGATCACGTAGCAGCTCAACTCAAGATGTTCGATGAGGTGAGAGCGGTAGCAGAAGACGGATCCTTTGTAGCCAAGCTGATCGTGACATTCAAGCACGCCAACAAAGCGTTACTGGCGGTAACAAACTTCACGCAGCTGGAGAACGTCAGCTACGAAGAGCAAGCGGGCATGGACAGGTATACTGTCAAGCAGCGCGGCGTTAAGAAGTGGTGTATCATTGATAACGACGATGGCTCGGTAGTACACGAGCTTATTCCAACACAAGCCGAGGCGTATAAGAAGCTGGAAGAAATCCTAGCTGTCCTCAATCGATAGGTAAACTATGGCTACTTCAAAGCTACTGATATACAACAACGCTCTTGCCTTACTGGGAGAGCGTCGTCTATCCAACCTCTATGAAGACCGTGAGCCTCGCTATGTACTAGACGAGACCTACAACTTAGAGCTGGTGAATCATTGCCTTGAGGTAGCCAAACCTCGATTCGCTGTGTCCAGTGCTAAACTGGCATCACCAGCGGCCAGTAGTGTTCACGGTCTTGACAGCGTGTATAACCTTCCTGCCGACTTCATCTCGACCCTTTCGGATCCAGGTGTACACGGTAGCAACGGCTCATTCTTCGCAGACGAAGACTTCCAGAATCCAGTAGACCGATACGTGCTCGAAGGACGTACGGTAGCAACCGACATAGCCACGAACCTGTGGATGCGGTACATCACCAGCGGCAGAGCCCTTGTACTGTGGACACCCACTTTCTCAAGGCTAGTGTCTGCATATCTGGCGAAAGAGATTGCCAGCCGACTCAACCCCAGCCGGATCGAAGTAGCAGAAGCTGCGTACGAGAAAGCACTGGGCATCGCACTCTCGCTAGAGGGCGTGAAAGAGAATCCGATACTCCCGCAAGCTGCGGCAGCATCCCTCTCCGCAGACCAGCTTGAGATCTATAACGCCACTGCTGCCCTACTGGGTGCTGCAGAGTTCAGGCACGTAGACGACGGCAGTGCTCTGCGACTGGCGATAGACTCTGTCTATGCGCTGGCTGAAGAAGACCTACTTGAAACTATTAAACCCAAGTTCGCGACCAGGGTAGCCGCTCTTACCGGCGGGGCTCCCAGTGCTGTGCACGGCTACGACAATGTGTTCAGCCTTCCTGCCGACTTCCATAACATTGTGGAGCTTTGGGCAGACGAGGACTTGCAAGTCCCGATAACCAGGTTCTTTATAGAAAACACCGACATAGTGGTAGATGGATTCAGTACTGCCTATCTCCGCTACATCATTGGCACCACA